AAAACTAGGTTTCCAAACTCTTTGTGTCACCCCGTTGGCGACTCTTTGATTATACACTCCTTATCGTCCATGTCAAGCGTTCTTCTCCAGAAAATCCCAAAAATCTTTTTATCTTGTTTGGCACGGGATTTGCTGCCTACCCCCCCACAGAGGGGTCCCCCCCGGCCGCGACCCCCCAACGGAGGGGGTCTTTGCATCCTTGGCGGCCAGTTCTGGAATGTAAACATATAATCAATCTTTCATCAATAGTATCAAAATAATAATCAATATTGGCATGTATTTTCTACCATATTCTTCTCCATAACAAAACCCTTGTGTCCGCAATCAATAATAGCCAAAAGTTTCAATCCATCCCTTTCGATATATCCAAAGTTACCTTCGTGGAAGTCTACAAACTCCCAACCAGTCCAGTATTCTACCGTTTCGCACAGTGCAAGTCTAGCCCCCTCTGTTTTCATAGGACAATAACAATAATAGTCACAATCACACAGCTTTAACGGTTCAGCCTCCTCGGTATAAAAACCATAACTAGAAAGATTACCCTCGGGCATTCTAACCCTACAAACTCTACTATAAACTTCAGGAGCTAGATTCATAGACGCTAGTTCACTTTGAATATAGTGTGCCTCAACAGCATGAGACTTACTACAATACTCTTTGAATAGCCCCATCTTAGTACGAAACAACGTACACTCACTACCGCTATTTACAATCTCAAACATTACTAACTCCCCAAAGATACCATAAGGCCTACACTATAACCAGCAAGAGGACGAATACCGCATAGATTGCATAAAGCATGATACTCTACCAAAGTATCATCATTAGTACCATAACTGTAATCACTATTCAAAAGAATATCATCAACATCATACAGGTCTAGTTCGTGGGCATCCACAAAATCTTCAAGAGTAACATAACTATAACTGTTAATCTGCATTATTCTAACTCCTCAAGAATACCATTGTTGGAAACTAAACCCGTGCGAACAATAATCTCACCGCTATCGTCTGTTTCAATCTCCACCCAGTGTGGAAATATATCATTCATCACTGTTCGCAAATCTTCAAGTGTCATAACAATACCTCAATGACAGGGGAATAGTACATTCTTCTTACCAGTAACACACATATTACAAGCCTTGCCCTCTTTAGTGCCAGTGCAAGTAACAAACGTGCGGCCCTTGCGAATCTCTGGACAAGTAACAAAATGCTCGCCTTCCAGTACCACAAGTTTGGGTAATGCGGCTTGCCATGCTGCTTTCTTGATTTTACCACGGGGACGCTTTGGTGCAATAGCCATATCGCTGTCACACCATGCAAACAATGTAAAGCCTGCAAGTTTAGCAGCAATCATATCATCAGCATTATGAACACTAGCATATACTGCCATATACTTGTTCATAGCAGCCAATCGAGAATCATAAATATGAGTGTAAAACCACATATCGGGTAGAGTATAGCCCGACTCGATAACAGATTCACAAGCAGCACAAACATTATTAACATAATCCGTGTCCAATACTCCATCATTGAACCAGTCTCCACGTTCGTGCCATCGGATACTCTTGTCACGCTTAATAGCATCAAGAATCATAGAACGAATACGACCCTTCTCAGTTATAACATTATTAAACGCTGCGGTGCGAGCGTTTTTATACTGATTCTCGGTCGCTTCGGCATAACATCCGTTGCCAAGAAAAACGCAAGACGGTGGACAAGTTTTGCCCACGGGACGAGATACAACGATACAGTTCTTGCCGAGTTTATCATTACCTTCAGCAGTTTTCATAGTTAACTCCTCGTGTGTGTTCCTATTGTACCAGTATCATCGGCAAAGTCAAGCCCCAACCATCAGAAAAAAGTTTTTTTATTTGGCACAGGGTTTGCTAGGGCAACTTCCGAGATAAACGGCACACCCCCCCATTTGAGGGGTGCCGCCCGGCCCCGACCCCCCAGAGGAGGGGGATCGTTTGGGGCTTTATGTTAAGTACCAAACACTTCGGTTTCTACATCCGAAAAAGATACAATAACGCTCTTACCTTGACGGTCAACAACAACGCCATTGCGAGTAATACTAACAACCGTCCCCAATGCGAGTTCGGTTCCGATTCCAACAATCTTCATACTCTCTCCTTTCAAAGAAAAACTTATTTATTCCCACTTTTCATTTCGTTTTCCCACCAACTACGATACTCTTCTTCAAGGTTTGCAACTTCCTGTCGCTCTGAATCTGCGTAATCGAACAGTTCATCATCATAGGAAAACTCTTCACTATCCGATACGACACGCCCAAACTCATGCTCATAATCCTCTTGGTTGAAAACCTCTTCCACATAACTATTTCCACTCATGATGATTCTCCTTGAAGTGAAATGAAACAAACATGGGTCGCCAGGGACTCGAACCCTGAACCGACGGTTTAAAAGACCGATACTCTACCGATTGAGTTAGCGACCCGTTTAGCCCATTATAGCATGGGCAAGGCTAGTTGTCAAGAGTAGGTTCTGTTAGCAGTTACCTCACTACCATCCTCATTCTGAATAATAATGTCCATATGTTCATATGAACCATCTAGTGCTGTTTTCTGTGCCTCAATACAGTCTTCCAAAATATAGTCATCTTGCTCATCTTGGGAAAGTTTCAACCATTCAGTGCCAGTAATAACACTATCATTAATAAGTGATACAAACATAACCTTATCACTATCACACTCAACCCAACCACTAAACTCAATAATGATTTTCTTAGACATTCTTGATAACCTTTCCATCTTCAACGGGGTGGCTTACTTTGGTAAGAACGGTTTCATCAACACTATAAATATTCCAAGACTCCATACGGGAACCCGGGAACACCCTAAGATTTGGAAGCATTGATGATACAACGTCAACTGCTTCCTGTACATCAGCATAGTGAGTAACAAACTCAACTCTAACTACTTGCATGAGCAATCTCCTTTTCTCTCATTCTACCAACTGTTATCGGCTTGTCAAGCCCCATAACCTTAGAAAAAAGTTGATACCCCCCTGCCGAGGGGTCCGGGCCGCCCACAACCCCCCTAATGGGTGATAAGTTTTTTCGCTGACTATCGCCATCCTAGCCAATCCTTTAGGATTAGGAAAGACAAAAGACTCGGGGGCAGGGATTCGAACCCCGACAAAAGGAACCAAAATCCTTTGTGCTACCGTTACACCACCCCCGAATAGACTAATCTACATTATAGTCTTTTCGCCAAGCCCTGTCAACCCCCTGTCTGGTACGTTGTCGCTTGGGGCGGCTGTCCATAGTAGTAACCTTGCGATCCTCCCTGTGGCCCGTAGGGACTTCCCACTGCTTGCGGACTTTGAGGGTAATAGTATTGTTGCGGTTGCTGCGGGACATAATAATACTGCTGTTGAGGGTAATAATACTGTTGTTGTTGCTGTTGAGGGTAATAATAAGGTTGTGGTTGAACTGGTTGTTGACTCTTGATCAGACCCAAAATCATCCCCACCACTGCGATTGATTCTATCATATCTATACTCCGTTGTCAAGTGATTTCCCCTAGAAATAGTATCGACCATCCATAGTCGAAACTTGAGTACATAAAAAACTTTTTTTGTCAACCCCCCTTGCGAGGGGTCCCGTCCGGCCCCGACCCCCCAAAGGAGGGGTAGTCTCCCTTGAGAGGCGGGTTTAATACTAAAGCAGATTAGCAATACCCATGCTAAAGGCAAGCCGACCTACTCCAGACCTACGACAACCATCAACCCTTTCAGCATAAAAGTTACGGATCTGACCATTAGCACTCTGACCAGTAATCAGATGATTAGTACGACGGAAACTATTATCAAACCGCCTATACTTTGAACGGGCATTCAACTTTCTAATCTGTTCATCCGTTAGAGTTACATTCTTTAGTACCTTAACCATATGCCTTTCAGAATCACCAGTTGCAGGCTGAAGATATCGAAAATGATAAACCTCACCCTCTCTAGCATTCTTCAAGTCTCCACGCACACCATAATAAAGATTAAACCAAACGAAACCAGCGATAGCACAAACAATACCAGCCAAAACAAAATAGCCATACATACTAAGCACCTTCCTTTTCTGTAACACTCTCTAAATACTGATCCATATACTTTCCAGCCAGTTCATGCCAATCTACACTACCAAGTGCAGCATGTAACAAATCACTGAACAATCCACCAATCTTATCCGAGTCTGGCACAGAATCACCATACCATTCTTTCATATCTTCAGAGAATGATATAATAGCCTCTTCTTTCTTGGTGAAATACTTCCGGTCTTCTGAGATATTATAGTGATGTTTTGCTACATCAACCCAATGGTTAATAGTATACTGATCATTATCAATCCACACTGAAACCAGCCAAGTTTCATAGTTAGCGTAACCGTTGTAAGTCTGCATAGTTCTAGTTCCTTGGGGGAAGTTCCTCAATATCCTTCAGTATAGCAGCAACACCAGCAAAGTCAAGCCAACCAATCGTATCTTCTGTGATGTGCGTATCATAGACCAGAATCCCATCGTGCAGAACTCCTACTTCAAATAGGCCAGTAGTGCCACCATAGGAAAAATCATGAGAGATAATACTCGCACCATATCCATTCTCAAACTCAACAACCCGAGAATATTCATTCTTCTTGGTTTTAACCATGCCAACTTTGACCGTTTTCATTGTCATTGCTCCTCGTGATGCTCTCATTCTACACTCTTTATCGTCCACGTCAATACCCAAAATCCAGGAAAAAGAAAAATATTTTTTGGCATACGGTTTGCTGTAGTACCCCCTTAATGAGGGGTCCGGGCCCGCCCCAACCCCCCGAAAGAGCTATTTCTTTCAGTTGGGGAGCTGTGGTTTAATGGCTATAGCACCAGATCGGCAGCGTTTTTAACTACGATTTCCTCTTTGCAGCTACCAACGTTTCTTATCTCAATAGACTTAGTTCCCGAGAACTCCACGGTTCCATCATCATGTAGAACAATATGTCCTTCGGATGAGTTTTTTCCATGGAAGAAATAAACAATCTCTCCCTTATCCTCAAAGTCCGATCTTATCCATTTACCTTTCATAGTTTCTCCCCTTGAACTACTCCGCAACTTGATAATCATGACCATTGATGGTGATTATACCACCAAACATACCCCATGTCAACTCTTCTTCCATCGCTCTTTTGTGTGCGGCAAGCAGAGCCTCATAGTCCTGCTGTTGCTGCTCTATTGATGCGTTCGTCCAAACGATTCTCATATTAACTCCAGTTCCGATAGGTGTGCGGCCTTTTCCGTCCCGTCGTCGTACCTGACCCAAGCCCAACCTGGGCCTTCATACCCCAAAGTCACAATCGTTCCTTCATGGCCCACTAGACCGGGCTCATTCCACACAGGTTTCCAGCGAACCCTGCTACCGACCTGCATCTTTTCTCTCATCTCTCTTCTAGTCATTTCTGCCATTTTAGACTCCACAAGGGTTGTTGTCAAGTATGCTTTGATTATACAGAGTATATCGTCAGTGTCAAGCCCCAAAATCCAGAAAATCTTTTATTTTTATTTGGCACACGGTTTGCTGATACCCCCCGGGCGAGGGGTCTCCCCCGGCCCGGATCCCCCAAAAGTGGGGTAGAAACTGGCTGACTGGCTGACTATCATCATAAAGCCGAAGGCTTAGGTGGGACAAGCCCACCCTCGCCTCGACCTTCCCAACCCCTCAGGAAGTCACCTTAGGTTTCTTGAGTCGCTTTAGAATCTTACGAGCACTAGCAATCTTCCCTTGATGATACTCAATATCCTGCTTGATGCTATCATAAATCTTTTCCGGTACTTCAGTAGTATGCTGGAAATGATTATAAAAGGTTCCACGACGAATATGATAAATAAGACGCTGAGATCCAGTGGTCAGAGACCTAAGAGTAAAGTTATAAACCTTACCATAATCCCTATAGGTTACACCTTCCACAAAATAGAAGTTATCTTCACTATTAGGAACACCCTGAAACTCATACTTCCCTGTTCCCTGCACAATCTTGCCGACCAAGTTCTGAGGACTGCAATCGAAACACATAGGTATATTCTCCAAAAAGAGGGGTTAGTTACCATTTCCAATCGTCATGCTCTGATTATACCTAGTATCGACATGGTGTCAAGCCTTCCTTGAAGATTTTTCTGATTTTTATATCCCCACAATGAGGGGTCCCCCCCGGCCCGCACCCCTCGGAAGAGGGGGTAGGGTATCGTCCTAGAAATCATTAGTAAAAGTTGAGCCAACACCCAATGTTTTTTGGATATATCTATCCTGAAGAATATCTTCTTCCATCATGAAATCAAGATCATCAAAGAAGCCGCTACAACGTTCGACCACTTCTTCCCAAAACTTTTTCAGCATAAAATATGCTGTTGCTTGAACCCAACTCTCTACCTCTCCCGAATGGAGTTCGATATCATTGCGGTTGTTGTAAACATACTCGATAGCAGCCTGTTTTGTGTTGTCGGTCATGCTGTTCCATACTGGCAGATCATAGTCTAACCAATCAGAAACATATTCAGGCTCATCTTTAACAATAGTCTTATGATACTCATAGACTTCTTCGAGCATAGGGACTGCGATATTTTTATAGTTCATTTTTCTATCCTTTTCCTTGGGGTCTTCCTACTATACCATATATCTACTTGTTTGTCAACACCCTAAAAAGCATTCTTCCTAAGCCATGTTTTCATTGTATCCAGACTCACACCAGACAAGCGAACAGGCATCCCGTCCTTTTCTTCCTCATGATCCCAAGCATACACTACTTCTCCACCCATAAATCCCCACACCTTTTTTCCTGCATAAGATTCCCCAACCTTTACTTTCATGTACGGAGACAGTTCGATAGTGTCTCCTTTTTTGTGAGAAAGTTGTTGCACACAAGACGCCCCTCTAATGTAAAAATACTTGTTTATATATCCTTTTACGTTTTTCCGTTCACTGGCACAGAAGTGGTCGCCATACACAAAACTTTGCATTTTTCATCTCCTTGCGATGATCTCATTATACAGAGTATCGGTAAAGAGTCAAGAGTTTCTTCAGAATATTTTTATTTTTTTATTTGGCATAAGACTTGCTATTCTACCCCCAATGTGAGGGGTCGCCCCTGGCCCGGACCCCCCAAAGGAGGGGGTGTGCGGGTGTTCAGTATTCGTCATACTGCCCATGATCCCAATCGTCACCGCCCATGTAATCCTGCCACTCGGTGTACTCTGACGGTTGACCATCATATTCATATTCATATTCTTCGTCCCAATCTTCATCGTCATCATAATCTTCATCGTCCCCCAAATCCCAGTTGTCGACCCATTCTTGCCCCTCGTCATCAATCCAAGGGTAAATACGACTTTCCTGTTCCATTTCTTCATAATCGTTCGGCATTTTCTTCTCCTCAGTCTCAGAATAGGCTCGGAACTCTTCGATCATAGCAGAAAATCGGGCGGGGTCAATCTCAAAACTGTTGATTCTTGGATATGGTGTCATAGGATCGGTTTCCAGAGTAATGGGTGTTGGTTATGCTTTCATTCTACAAAGCTTATCGGCCATGTCAACACACAAAATCTAGAAAAAGAAAAGTTTTTTTGGCACAGCTTTTGCTTGTGCTCCCCCCTTGCGAGGGGTTCCGCCCGGCCCGAATCCCCCGAAGGAGGGGTTGTGTACCTGTGTTGAAGATAGTGTACAGTTGTACACCATCATGCCTGTACACCGGTGTACATCGGTCACCTTGCGGGTTTCCACCCTTCCGGCCACTCGTGGCGTGGTGGGATGTAGGAATCCCCATAACCAAAAGAACCCCACCAATCTGGCCACCCCCAATCTGCGGGGTGAGAGCGGTCGCCTTGCGGCTCGTGGTAAACTTGCGCCACCGACTGGATGGCTGGCGCAGGAACGTCGTCGCAAGCCCCGAAAAAGCCGTAATCTTCATTCATGTTGTGTTTCTCCAGATAGAGGGTTACTGATGATGATTCAAGTATACCAAACTTTTTTGACTTGTCAAGCAGATTTTTCTTTCATCGCTGCTTTGCTGGGATAACTGATCAATAGTACACCACTTTCGTTGAACTTGTAATAAGTATCGCCAATCAGATAGGTGTATTTGATACACCCCCTATAGCAACCATCTTGACCCACATACTTTTCCTCACAGCCCTGTTCTTTGGCTATCTTCTCAGCGTGAAGTGTTGCCCTAATGTGCATCTTTCTTTCTCCTTACTTTCTATATCGACATTATACCAAATATTCTTGAGGCTGTCAACCCCCCGCCTGAGGGGTCGTCCCCGGCCCCAACCCCCCAAAGGAGGGGGTTCCTCCCTAGGTGGTGGGGTGTACATGCGTACAGTGATCAGGTGTTCAGTCCCACAGTGAACGTTCGTTCAGTATGTTGTCTTCGTTCATATAGAACGCCAGCGTCTTCGCTCGCGTTTCAGCCTCATGGTCAGCGGCAGTCTTCTCTGCTCGTTTGGTTTCTCGTTTTGCAAGCCAGTTGCGATAGTAATCCTCACTCATGATAGGATCATATTCGCATTCCCCACCATCATCTTCGAATGCGTCCCATTCTTCCATCACATCGAAAAAGTCATCCCCTTCCACTAGGGGGTGAGCCTTGCGAACCTCAGTTGCTTGGGCGAGGAGTTGCGTTGCGAGTTCTTCGTTGAAGGTCATCTTCGTTTTCCTTGGGGTTGGTTTCATTGATACGCTGAGTCTACAAAACTTTTTTGTGGCTGTCAATACTGAACACTATTCCAGTGATTCATAGGCTAGTTCTACGCCACAAGAATCACTGAGAGTGTAGGTGGTAGCCTGTTCACTACCACTCCAGAGGGACCACACTTGTCGCTCTAGTTCGATGATATTGCTTCCAGTTAGAACGTCGATGGTTTCACCATAGCAGTCATGAACATGTGCGGTGTACAGGGTTTCAGTTGCGTTGCTCATTTCATTTCCTTTCGAGAACTGTTTCCTACTTGTCATATCGACAATAGAGCAGATTTTCTTGAGCGTGTCAACTAGAAAAAAGTTTTTTTTGCGATTTTTTTGGCACAGCTTTTGCTAGACCCCCCTAGCGAGGGGTCGCGCCCGGCCCGGACCCCCCGAAAGAGGGGGTAGTCCCTCAATCGGGCCATAAAAGTGATTAAAGACCTAATCCCAAACCTCCTTTATGACTTTGTTATCCTTTATGAGTTGGAAGTGCCCAAGAATTGGTACGCCACCACCAGCCCCCCAAGGCTGTTGGTTGATATAGTTTCTGGTGGCCTTGCCATCAGAGACGCTCCAGTGAGAGGCTTTCCATACGGCCCGCTTTGGGGAGCAGCGGTCCATACCGATTTGGGTGATAGAACCATATCCACCTTCGCCGCCACATGGACCAAAGAATGTGGTGATAACGCATTTGTACATGGTTGGTTCTCCTTGTGATGCTCTGATTAGACCTAGTATCCGCCTCTCAGTGTTGGCGGGATCTTCGTTATTCTACACTCTTTATCGTCCAGGTCAACAGCCAAAATCCACAAAAAGTTTTTTCTGACACACCGTTTGCTCGTGCAAATACCATGCCAAACCTAGCTTTTTGGTTTTGGTACGACATTTGTTAGCACCCCCCCAGCGAGGGGTCGTGACCGGCCCGGACCCCCCGAAAGAGGGGTAGTCCCTCAATCGGGCGGGTATACAGGTTTACACTAGTGGGCCGGAAACCAACGCTTTCGTAACTCGGTTGCACCTTCGATGATAATGCACCGCAGTAGTGTACGGTATGCAGTACTGATCGTTGGATTAGGCAACGCATCTTGAGCCCCCCTCATCGAGGTGGTGATCTCTTGATCAGTCATAGCTTCCATCGCAGCCTGAAAGTATGGGCCATTGTTTTCAATGTTGAACATAGGTTTACTCCTCACAGTTGAACGGGCATGTAATCGAGAACCACCTCACAGTGATCCTTGCAGCACGGGCAGACTTCATATTCTACCTCGGTGTCGTTCAGGAACACGTTGCAGCAGCCGCTAGTTGCGACCTGAACTTCGACATAGGTTTCCTCGATCTGACGGGTTTCGAAGGCGATGCTCATGAGTGAGTCTCCGTTAGTGGGGTTGGTTACCATGTCTCAAGTATACTCTCTGTATCGGCTCGGTCAAGTCCCTCGGTCAAGTTTTTTTTGTTTTTTTTCTGGCACAGGGTTTGCTAGTAGACCCCCCTAGCGAGGGGTCGCGCCCGGCCCGGACCCCCCTTGCGAGGGGTGGGGGTGTGTTAACAGATAGGAGTATAACAATAAAAAATAGAAACAATAACGCAAGAAAGAAACAACATAACACAAACAACATCCATATCGCCATCGTTCATAGGTTTGTCCTCAATAGTATAGCCCAACAGAATACAACCCACACCACTGCAACAATGGTTGTTGTCACGTTTTATTCCTCACAAATGATCTTGCGAAGTTTGATTTCAGTAGCGTTTGGGAATCGCTCAAAGATTGCGTCTTCGGCGTCCATCTTTGTTTCAAGGTGAGGGCGAAGTTTCCAGGTCCAACGCTGTCCATCAGCCTTGAAACTGGCATCCCATCCAAGGAAGATATGGGCATGACGACGATAGCGACCGTAGTCGGGAGAACTGTAGGTATTGTAGGTGTTGAATCTCATTCTTTCTTTCCTTTTCTTTCGTTTTCCTAAGTCTAGCAGATTTTTTTGGCTTGTCAATACTGAACACTAGTCCAGTGATTCGCAGATGAGTTCTGCGCCGAGGTCGTCACTAATGGTATAGGTGACAGCCCAATCGCTGCCACTCCAGAGCGACCATACTCTCTTCTCAAGGTCGAGGATATCCGTTCCGGTGAGCGTGTCAATCTCTTCACCAAAGACATCATAGACGGTAGCAGTGAACAGGTTTTTAGTAGCATTAGCCATTTTCTTTTTCCCTTTCTTTCTTGTCCCTTACTTCTTATATCGACATTTTACGGACTGAACTTGAGTCTGTCAACTAGAAAAAAAGTTTTTTTTGCGATTTTTTGGCACAGCTTTTGCTAGACCCCCCTAGCGAGGGGTCGCGACCGGCCCGGACCCCCCTTGCGAGGGGTAGGGTATGTTAACAGACGCCACGATGGTAGACGAATCCTTCCTCGTCTTCAATCTCAAAACGAACGGCCATCCCATGAGCGTCATCGACGATACTGGTAATCTGTTCAGCAGGGTTGTTGGTGCCGTTGAATGGAACCACGTCGAGTTCGTTTCCCTGAGCGTCAAAAAATGTGATGAAGTTGGTCATTGTTTTTTCCTTTGCTTCGTTTTCTCTATTCTACAGTATCGGCTTTTTCTTGTCAAGTGCTTGAGAAGATTTTTTTGGATTTTTATTCTTCCCACTCTTCCACGATGATCGAGCAGTGTTCGCCACAGTGAGGGCAGATACCGATCTGCTCTTGCTCAGGCGAGAGGATCGAGTTGCAGCATTCGCTAACCGTTTCGGTGAACTTCATTTTCTTTTTCCTTTTCTTTCTTTCCTTACTTCTTATATCTACATTTTACAGAGTAGACTTGAGCCTGTCAACTAGAAAAAAAGTTTTTTTTGCGATTTTTTTGGCACAGGGTTTGCTCGTGCAAGTTTCATGCCAAAACTTTGGTACAGGATTTGCTAGCACCCCCCTAGCGAGGGGTCGCCCCCGCTCAAGACCCCTCATTTGGGGGATTTATGATGTTATTTTTACTATATGTTATTAACATTAAAAAGTTGTTATACTATTTCGACTATATTAAGGGGGGTTTTTATATTTTATAGTGTTATTAACGCCTCCTGACTATAAAGGCGCGGTGGTACAAAAACAATAAGCCCAACCAAATTAAATAGTATTACCTAAACCTTCAGATTAGCCCTAAGAACAATCCCTTCTAGCTTCTCCAAGAATCTTTGTGACCAGATGCCTTATTTCGTTCTTTTCCTGTTCTCCATACCTATCAACAGAACCAAAGAATTCTGAAGTTTCTGGAGTAAACCCCGGCCAGAATTTTTCACATATTTTTTCGACTAAATTAACATCGATTGTTTTACTGACTATTTTCTTGTTATTAATGATATTATCCAAATTATTTACAACTAAAGGATCTTCTTTATATCTATTTACTAATCTGCCCCTTAACCATCTCAAAAAATCAATGTTGCTATCTTTTCCAATATCATGTTTCATCGACAGCCCCCACCTTTTCTTCCTGCATAACAACATCAGAATCCTTGGATCTTCTGCCTCTAGGTTTTTTAATAACTAATTTTCTTCTTTGACGTCTTATCATAGCTACCGTAATATTCTTATTTGTAATCTTACTTAAATTTGCTGCAATCTCTTCATCGCTGAGTATATTATGGTTGTTTTTAATGTACTCTAGCTCAGTTTCCTGCCATCTGTGATATTTTGTTGTCATTTTATGCCCCTTAAATTAGACAATATTGTGTAATACGTTATTATAATAGTAACTTTACTCTAGAGATCAAGGTGAAACACATGCCCCCAGAATATAATTTTGTATCTTCTACCTTAAAAATTACCGCCTCAGAACATTTGGATGTTTCAAAAGACCTAGAATCAACATCAACCAAAAGCATTGCTCAGTTACTAGATGAAGAAAAAGAAGAAGACACCAAAGAAAAATAATAAGAAAAAAGGACTACCAAAAGGCATATCAGAAGAGGAATTCATTTCCGCTATAAATAATGTCACAAAAAAATTGGCACACAAGTTTAAATTTGGCTATCATAATTTTGAGGATATGAAATCTCAAGCTACTATCTTTGCCCTAGAGTGTCTAGATAAGTATGATAAATCTCGTCCACTGGAAAATTTTCTTTGGACCCACGTGAGAAATAGACTTTTTAACTATAAGCGAGACAATTATCAAAGGCCCGATAAACCCTGCATAAAATGTGAATTCCATAATCCTAAAAATGGTCCCGATAACTTTTGTAAAAAATTTTGTAAACCAGAAGAATGTCAACTATATAGCTTGTGGCAAAAAAGAAACAATAACAAAAAGAACCTAATGTCGCCACAATATATAGAGGAACAAAAAATAGCTAATAGCGAAGAAAATTCTTTTATATCAAAAATTGCCAATAAAGAAATCCTAGATATTATAGATAATAACTTACCACCGAGCGAAAGAGAAAATTATCTAAAAATTAAACATGGAGAAAGAATTCCGCGCAATGAGCTCGTTAAACTCCAACAAGAAATCATGATAATCATAAAAAAAAATGGCTACGCAGAAAAAAAATAAAACACCCAAAAAAAGAGGGCAGCTCTCTTTACAAGAAGAAGAGTTCATAAGAAAAAATATAAACTCTATTTCTATAGAGGACATAGCAGAACAACTTAATCGATCTTCTGCACCAATAGAAAGATACATATCAGAAAACCATTTACTGTTGGGACAAGAGAATCTAGAGAACATTGAATATTTAAAACAAAAACTACACAGTAAACCTTTTTGGCCAGAGATTAAAAAACAATTTGATGAGACTAGCGGCGAATTAGAATTATTTGAACAGACATGGGTAAGTTTGATCAAACAGTTTCGTGAAGATGTTTTACCGGCCGAAGAACTACAGATAAAGCAATTTATTACAATCGAAATTCTTATCAATCGCTCAATGAAAGAGCGAAAAAGACATATTACAGATACTGAAAAACTTCAAAAATTAGTTGATGATGAATACAAAAAGCCCGAAGATCAGCGAGATGTTCCAAAGCTTGCTAATATGGAAACCCAGCTTAATTTTGCCAGGAATAGTATTGCTAATTATACAAACGAATATACAAAACTTTTAAATGAACAACAAAAAATTAGTAAGGATCTTAAGGCCACAAGAGAACAAAGAATCAAAAGAATCGAAGATGGCAAAAGCTCATGGGTTGGACTTATACGAATGTTAGAAGACGAAGAAATTAGAGAAAGAGAAGGTCGTGAGATGGAGCTTATTAATTTAGCTACAGAGAAAGCAAGAAAAAAACTACAAGAGTTTCATACTTACGAAAACAAAGGTGTAGATCGACCATTTTTAATACCTGAAATAATAGAGAAAGAGGACGATGAGTAAAATAGCTTTAATTACTGGCATCACAGGACAAGATGGTAGCTATCTAGCAGATTTATTACTAGAAAAATCCGAATATGATTTAATTGTTGGATTACATCGTAGATCATCAACTGTTAACACATCAAGAGTCCACCACATTCTGCATCACCCCAAATTTATTCTAGAAGAATTTGATTTAACAGACCCTATTTCTGTTGCCGCTATTATAGAAAAATACAATCCAAATGAATTTTATAACCTAGCAGCACAGAGTCATGTAGGAACAAGTTTCAAACAGCCAACGACTACTTTTAACATCAATACAAATGGGGTTGTAAATATTCTTGATAGTATAGTTAAACATAGCCCAGGTACTAAACTATATCAAGCAAGTACCAGTGAAATGTTTGGCGCAAATTTTTCTGTTGATGTTAATACAGGAGAAAAATATCAGGATGAAAATACTAGCTTTAAACCTCAAAGTCCTTATGGCGTTGCAAAACTAGCTGCTCATAATCTAGTAAGAATTTATAGGGAAGGATATGATATTTTTGGTTGTTGTGGTATTTTATTTAATCATGAAAGCCCAAGACGCGGAGAGAATTTTGTAACAAGAAAAATCACAAAATGGATTGGAGAGTTTGTTAATAGCGGAAGATCAGAAAACTTTCCTAAACTAAGACTAGGTAATCTAGAGGCAAGAAGAGACTGGGGGCATGCAAAAGATTATGTTCGTGCTATGTGGATGATGCTACAACAAGATACTCCTGATGATTTTGTAATATGTACAGAAAGGACTCATTCGATTTCTGATTTTTTGAATGCATCTTTTAATTTAATAGACATTAATGACTGGGATGATTATGTTGTTCAAGACCCGGAATTTTATAGACCAGCAGAAGTTGATTACCTAAAAGGCAGGAGTTCAAAAGCTTTTGAAAAGCTAGGATGGAAACCAGAATTGAGTTTTGAAGCATTAGTAGCAAATATGGTTGAGTATGATACCAATAAAAAGCAATGTAGAAAAAATTGTAATGAGAAACTTTCATTCGCCAGAATATAAAGCCTGGAGAGTAGCAGTGTATAAAAGAGATAAGTTTACTTGTCAATGGCCAAATTGCACCATGAAAAATAAACTTAATGCTCATCACATAAAAAATTGGGCAGAATTTCCTGGCTTAAGATTTGAAGTTGATAATGGTATTACTTTATGTAAACATCATCATGATTCTATAAAAGGTATGGAGGAAATTTATGCAGCATCATTCCTCAGAATCGTTGCCTCCAAAAAACAATGAAGATTTTACCGTTATAATCGATACTAGGGAACAAAACCCGTGGGAATTTCAGTATCATGCTGTAGCTAATAAAAAATTAGACACAGGAGACTATAGTATCGAAGGCTATGAAAATGTATTATGCATAGAAAGAAAAAGTGGGATGGCAGAATTAGCGAGAAATGTAGTTGAACGAAGATTTAAGGATGTTATCGACAGGATGAAGAATTATAAACATTCTTATATTCTAATCGAGTGTGACTACGACCAATTAATGAATTATCCAAATGGTTCCGACGTACCCAAAAACAAGTGGAGCAAGATTAAAATTACTCCTAAGTTTATACTGAAATTTATTATAGAACTACAAATGAATCATGGTATACATGTTATGTTTTGCGGTAATCATGATTGGGCTCAAAAAACAGCTTTATCTATTATGAAAAGGATTTATGCAAAATATGAATCAAAATAAAAAGATTTTTGAAGACGCATGGTTAAATATTGGCGATACGTCTCAAATCAAAATAGCTCAAAATTTAATGATCAACAGAAGCAAAGAGGATATAGAAAATCCTGATGCTCATCTTGTCAAAATAATGAGACAGCCTAAATATTTTGGAATGACCTGTAAATTATTATTGGGTATAGAGCTTCATCCGATTCAGATAGCTGTGCTACAAGAATTCTGGAATCGACCATTTCCTATGTTTATTGCAAGCCGAGGTTTTGGTAAGAGTTTTTCGCTAGCTCTCTACGCAACACTAAAATCGATTTTCGTGCCTGGAACCAAAATAGTTATTGTTGGTGCTGCGTTTAGACAAAGTAAGCTTATTTTCGAGTACATGGAAAACATATGGAGAAATAGCCCAATTCTAAGAAGCATTTTTAACGGAAATGATGATGGCCCCCGAAGAGATGTAGACCGATGTACAATCCGATATGGCGACAGCTGGGCTATTGCAGTCCCTATGGGAGACGGTAGTAAGATTAGAGGTTTAAGGGCACACATAATCATTGCTGACGAATTTGCTTCCATTAGTCCAGATATTTATGAGACCGTAGTTGCTGGCTTTGCCGCAGTTAGCGCAAGCCCCATACAAAATGTCAAGGAAGAAGCTAAAAAACAAGCTATGAAAAAAGCTGGAATATGGAGTGAAGAGCTAGAAAGTATTTCTCATAAGATTAGCAATCAAGCAATTATTGCAGGAACTGCGGATTATTCTTTTAAGCATTTCTCTCAGTACTGGAATAGGTACAAAACTATTATAAACACCAAAGGAGATATCAATAAGCTCAAAGACATGTTTAATGGAGAGGTACCAGAAAATTTCAATTGGAAAGACTATAGCATTATCAGAATCCCATATGAATTAATACCAAAAGGTTTCATGGATGATAAACAGGTAGCACGAGCCAAAGCAACTATTCATACTGGTATATATAATATGGAATACGCAGCATGTTTTACAGAAGATAGTGAAGGATTTTTTAAGAGAAGCTTGATAGAAAGTTGTGTTGTTTCAGACAAGAAAGATATCATTGGTCCCACAAGCGGTAAAATTGTTTTTGACGCAACAGTTAAAGGTTCTTCCCATAAACATTATATCTATGGAATTGATCCTGCATCAGAAAATGACAATTTTAGTATTGTGGTTATAGAGTTAAATTCTGACCATAATAGAGTTGTTTACTGTTGGACTACTAATAGAAGTAATTTTAAAGAACGACAAAAAACAGGATTGGTAAACGAGCATGATTTCTATAGTTTTTGTGCCAGGAAAATTAGAAACTTAATGAAGGTATTTCCTTGTGCTAGGATAGGTATGGATGCTCAAGGAGGAGGTGTTGCAATCGAGGAGGCTTTACACGACCCAGACAAATTAGAAGAAGGAGAGCTGTTAATATGGCCTGTTATTGACTATAATAAATCCAAAGACACAGATAATCAACAAGGATTGCACATATTAGAACTTGTTCAATTTGCTAGAGCAGATTGGACAGCTCAAGCGAATCATGGTTTAAGAAAAGATATGGAAGATAAAGTTTTGCTATTTCCTAGATTTGATAATCTTACTTTAGGTTTAACATTAGCTAAAGAAGGACAGGATGTTATGGAATCTAGCTTAGAGAATTTATATGATAGTTTAGGAGAATGTATTTTAGAAATTGAAGACTTAAAGAATGAGCTTACTACTATAGTTATGACACAGACTAGTACTGGTCCGAACGCAAGAGATAGATGGGATACTCCTGAAATTAAAATGCCTAATGGCAAGAAAGGAAGATTAAGAAAAGATAGATATAGCGCTTTAGTAATAGCTAATATGCTAGCTAGACAGACTAGCAGAATATTACAAACTCCAGAATACGATATTATAGGCGCAAACGCAAGAGATTTTGGTAAACACGAAGGAGATATGTATAAAGGACCAGAATGGTTTACTAATGGAGCTAATGACGATTCGGTATATATGGGGATTTACAAATAATAAGTGTATTATCTTAATATTATTGCATTACTATTACAATAGAATTGAGAAAAATGAAAGAACATCCAAAAGTTAATGCTGCCACCAATCAACAAGAACCAGCATTTATAGCATGGGGAGACGATGAAGCAAGCAGAGCAGCTGCTATGCAACAATCCTCTGAGTCTTTATCTGAATACACTTCTATAAATTCTAACGAAAGATCTATAGGTTCCAGAAGATATTCTACAGACTATTCTAATTTAGACACGAATACTTCAGGAAGACCTGGTTTAACAAGATCTGATTATTACTACTTTAGACCTGGAGAGCAAATTCCCAATCAGGTCAAAAATATTATTAAAAAGGCCGAAGATATTTATCAAAGAGTTGGGTTAGTTAAAAACGTAATAGATCTTATGGGAGACTTTGCTAGTCAAGGCATTAGGGTTGTTCATAAGAATAAGAGAATAGAAAAATTTTATAAACAGTGGTTTAAAAAGGTTAATGGTAAAGAAAGGAGCGAAAGATTTTTAAATAACATATATAAAACAGGAAACATAGTTATTAACAGACAAACAGCTAAAATTAATATTAAAACCACAAATCAATTATATAGATCTGTCGGCTCTCCTGATCTTGAAGTTAAAAATATTGATAGGTATATCAATGAAAAAAAAGAAATTCCTTGGAAATATACTTTTATTGATCCTGTTGTTGTAGATGTTGCTGCAGGCTTAGTTGCTGCTTTTTCTATAGATAAAAGATATGAATTAACATTACCGGCTACTATTAGAAAAGCTATAAACAGTCCAAAAACAGATGCGGCTAGAGCTATTATTGAAACTTTACCAACTTCTCTAATAGAAGCAGCTAAATCAAAAAAACCGTATCCTTTAGATCCAAATAAAACTATTGTTTATCACTATAAAAAAGACGATTGGCAAGCTTGGGCATATCCTATGATATATGCAATTATGGACGATATTACGGTACTAGAAAAATTGAAACTTGCTGATATGGCAGCTCTTGATGGTGCTATTAGCAATATTCGTATTTTTAAGCTTGGTAGCCTAGATCATAAAATAGCTCCTACTAAAGCGGCTACCTCCAAATTAGCTCAGATATTGGGTAATAATGTTGGTGGAGGAACTATGGATTTGGTTTGGGGTCCTGATATCGAGCTTATAGAAAGCAAAACTAGTGTACATCAATTTCTTGGAGAAGGCAAATATATTCCTCACTTAAATTCAGTTTATGCTGGATTAGGAATTCCGCCAACTTTGACGGGTACTTATGGAGCAGCAGGCACTACTAATAATTTTATCAGCCTTAAAACTCTCACACAACGTTTGCAATATGGTAGAGAAATATTAACAGAATTTTGGGAAAACGAAATTTTGATCGTTCAAAAAGCAATGGGTTTTGCTCATCCGGCTAAGATAGAATTTGACACTATGGACCTCAGTAATGAAGAAGCAGAAAAGGCTTTACTAATTCAGCTAGCAGATAGAAATCTAATTAGTGACGAACTATTACAATTAAGGTTTGGTATGGATCCTGAAATGGAAAAAAATAGACTTAATAAAGAGTCTAGAGAAAGGAAAACTAATAGAATGATCAAAAAGTCTGGACCTTGGCATGATCCTCAACCAGAAAATAGTCTTAAAAAAATCGCTTTACAAGGAGGTATGGCTACTCCTAGCCAGGTTGGTTTAGAGCTTGGGGAAAAGAAAAAGGGAGAAAAGAATTTGATGGAATTAAAACAAGCTTTGGTTAAGCCCAAAGAACCAAAAGTTCTGCCTTCTAATGGGCCTAATTCTGAAAATATAAATGAAACTCAGCCGGGACAACCAGGTGAAGGTAGACCTATGAACTCCAAAGATTCTGAACCACGAAAAACTAGGAAGTTTACTCCTCAGACAGGAGCTAAACTGATGGTTTGGGCTTCAGAAGCTCAAGAAAAAATTAGTGCAGCAATTAATCCTATAATGCTTGATTTTTATGACAAAAAAAATTTGAGAAGCTTATCTAACGAAGAAACTAAAGAGCTTGATAAATTAAAAACGAAGCTTTTGTTTTCTCTGAATCCTTTTGAATCTTTGGATGAAGATCGTATATTAGCAAATGTTTCAGAAACCAATAATGATAATATTTTGTATATAACTAATCAATATAGTGTATGGTTAAATCAGTTAAAGGCAGATGTAAATAAAGAATTATCAGTAGATGATATCAAGCATATCAAGTCATCATTTTATTCTAATATTTTCAACAACGATTAAGATAGGTTTTTATAATGAAAATTTTTCAAGCAGAAATTGACGACGGTATTGATCATAAGATCGCAACGTCCTCTTCAATTGTGTATGCTGCTTTAGCAGAACCTGTTCCTTATAAATCAGAAAAAATCCATATTGATCAAGATCTAAAAACTTTGGCTTCTTATAGCGATGATGATCTTTATTATGTCCAATCTATTTTAGTTACTTCAAGCTGGAATAAAAATGACGATATATTCGATAAGTCTGAGGTTTGGGCAGCAAAGAAAACACCGGAAGATAAACCAACAAATTTAGAACATGATGAGTCTTTAATTATAGGTCACATTACTTCCAATTGGCCTATAGATCAAGAAGGAAATATTATTCCTGATGATTTAGACGTTGCTGAAATTCCGGACAAATATCATATCTTAACCGGTTCTGTAATATATAGAGGTTTTAGTCAGCCAGAACTAAAAGAAAGAGCTGAACAACTTATATCAGAAATAGAAAACGGAACTAAATATGTTAGTATGGAATGTTTTTTCAAAGGTTTTGATTATGGTTTAAGAAACAAAAATACTGGAGCTTATCAGGTATTAAGCAGAAACGACGACACTGCTCATTTGACTAAATACTTGAGAGCATATGGTGGCATGGGTGAACATGAAGATTATCAAATTGGAAGAGTTTTGAGAAATATAACTTTTTCAGGCAAGGGTTTTGTTAATAAGCCAGCCAATCCCGAAAGTATAATTTTTTCTAAAAACAATATTGTCGAGAAAAAAAATGACGATTTAATTAAAACAGGTGTATCTATGAATAAGTCAACCTCTAATATGGAGATATATGAAATGAGTGCAAATAAAGAAACTGTTGAAACAACCGAAAACGAAGAACTTGTATCAGCAACTACGGTTGTTGAAGAATCGGTTTCTGAAATCGAACAAATTAAACAAGAACTAGAAGCTGCGGTTAAACAAATGTCTATGAAAGACATGGAAATGAAAAAGAAGGATGAAGAAATGAAGAAGAAGGAAGAAATGGCCACGAAGATGAAAGCTGAATTTGATGAGCAGATATCTGTTCATGTTCAAGAATCTGAAGCTGCTATGAAAAACAAGAATGAAGAAATGAAAAAGAAAGACGAGCAGCTAGAAAAAATGAAAGCCGAGGTTGAATCATTAAACGAAGTTCTTGCTGGCTATAAGAAGCAAGAAGAAGAAATGGCTAAGAAAGCAAAGATGATGAAAAGAATGGCTGCTTTAACAGAAGCTGGTGTTTCCGAAGAAGTTGCCGCTTCAGCGGTAGAAACATTTGAAAATATTGACGATACTGCTTTTGAGGCTATTGCTAATATGCTAGTTAGCCAAAAAAAGACAGATGTTGAATTGACAGAAGAAACAGTTCCTGAACCAACAGTAGATGCTTCTGTTTTGGAAAACGTAGAAGTTGAACAAGATATTAATCTTGGTGTCGGTTCAGAAGATTCTTCTGATGTTAACTCAACTCGTGCAGAACTTCTAGAATTTGTATGTGCTAGACTAGGCAAAAAACTCAATAAGGGAGAATAAAAATGGCTCTTAAACCTGATCGTATCGAAACATTAACAGACGTTTCTTTCTTCATGAACACAACTGCTGTTAGAGGCGGAGTTGTTTCCGCAGTAACCAGTGGTTCTGGAGTATCAATGGATGATGCTAATGGTGTAGTAGCTTATGCTACAAATCCAAGCGGTGCTCTTCCTGTCGGCGTTCTATTAAATGATGTTGTTAATCTAGATTTAACTAGACAACACATTAATTGGCACAAAGATGAAGTACAAGTAGGCGGAAAAGTAACTCTACTAAGAGTAGGTCAAGTTACAACCGACCGTGTTACTGGAACCCCATCAGCAGGTAGTGGTGCTTATGTTGGTGCTAATGGTCTTATTAGCACAGATTCAACAGACGCCGTAAAGATAGGTTCTTTCCTAAGTTCAGTTGATTCCGACGGTTACGCCAAAGTATCAGTCAATATTCAGTAATTTTAAAAAGGGAGATCACAAATGTCAGCAGTAAATAGTAAAACTTTTCAACCAACAACTGAACTAACAGATCTTTTAGTTCGTTCTGGTTCATCCAATAGAGAGGTTTCTCTTGGAGCTAACGCAGAAATTGCTAAAGCTCTAGAGCAGCCACTAAGACAGGGGTTACTTAGTGGAGATATCCTGAATGGTATTTTTGAACCAATCCAATTGGCTCAGAGTGCTACTCCAGAATTTCCATTAGATTTCCTAGCTCCTGGTACAGAAAAAGATTTTGTTGCTTACACCATTCCTAATCACGGATATATTCCAGAGAAGCATGTAGAAGGCGACTATGTCATGGTTCCAACCTATGACATTGGAGCTAGTATCGACTATCTCCTAAAGTATGCTCGTGATGGTAGATGGGATGTTGTTGGTCGCGCTATGGAGGTTCTAGAAGCTTCCTTTACCAAGAAAATGAATGACGACGGTTGGCATACACTTCTAGCCGCTGGTGTTGATCGCAACATCGTAGTTTATGATAGTGATGCTGCTGCCGGTCAGTTTACTAAGAGACTTGTTTCTCTTATGAAAACTGTTATGCGTCGTAATGGTGGTGGTAATAGCGCTAGCAATAACCGTGGCATTTTAACTGATCTTTATGTTTCACCAGAAGCAATGGAAGATATTCGCAACTGGGGAATTGATCAGGTTGATGAAATGACACGTAGAGAAATCTATACAGCGGCCGATGGTACTCTAAACCGTGTATTTAGTATCAATTTACACGATCTAGATGAACTTGGAGAAGGCCAAGAGTATCAGTTGTTTTACAGCAATGTTTTGAGTGGTACTTTACCAGCTAGCGATAACGAAATTGTTGTTGGTCTAGACCTCAGAAAGAGAGATAGCTTTATTATGCCAGTTCGTCAAGAAGTTCAAATCTTCGAAGACGCTTCTCTTCATCGTCAGAAGAGAGCTGGTTTTTATGGCTGGGCAGAACAAGGCTTTGCTGTTCTTGATAACCGCAGAGTTCTTCTCGGTAGTCTCTAGTCTCCATAAAGACGTTCTAGAAAAAAAAGGGGCTGGCCTGTGCCAGCCTCTTTTATTTAGGTGTATTAATTATTGACACTATAACTTTTATTTCTAGAAAGGTCTATATATGGCTTGGCAACAAGAAATCTTAACTCTAGTCAGAATATTAGTTAACGATTTATCCGAAGAACCAGTATATGGCGACGATCAAATATTACAATCTATAGTAGCTTGTGTTAATTTTGTTCAGTATGATGTGTCTCTGGACACAAAATATACAGCAGATATCTCTAATATTACAATAAGTCCTGACCCAACTGTTAATAAAGACGATATCTTTGTTAGTTTACTTGGTCTTCGTACAGCATGCTTGTTAGATCAGAGCACATTTAGAACAAAAGCTGCTTTAGAAGGAGTTAGAGCTTCTTTAGGACCAACAAGTTTAGCTGTGCAAAACCATCTTTCTGGTTTCAAGCAAATTTTAGAGCACGGCCCATGCAAAACATATTATGATCTTACTGAACATTGGGACGTTCAAAATGCCACTGCGATTGCTGCTATTCTTAGTCCTTTTGTTGGCAATAAATTTGATCCTTTTGTTTTTCCATATAGTGATCATAGAAATAAAAACTTTTACGCATAAACAATACAAGGTAATAAAATGCCAGCAGCTAACTATAACTTCATTATTGAACAAGGAACTTCTTTTAAATTGGCATTAACTTATAAAAACGCTAATCATGATATTGTAGATTTAACCGATTGGTGCGCTAGATTAATTATGAATCCAAAGTATAATACTCCAACCAAAATATTTACAACAACTAATCTAGATCATAGTATGTATCATTTTTACATAGATGGTCCAAACGGGAAAATCGTTCTGCTTATACCTGCTGTAACAACAAATGGTTTTTTATTTGATGCTGCTAAGTATGAACTAGAGTTACAATCTCCCGATGATTTTTATGCTCATGGAGGTAAATATACAACAAGAGTATTAGAAGGTGTAATTACTATTAAAAAGCGTAATAGCGAATATTCTGAAACATTGGATTGTCAATAATGGCTAATTACAACTTACACATAGTAGATGATACAGAAACCTATCATCTAATACAAGAAGAAGTTGTTTACAATATTGAAGTTATTGACACAGAAAAATTGCTTATTAGTGATTTGCCAGACAATATACCTTTATCAAAAATTAGCGGATTAGATGCGTATTTAGACGAATATGAATTCGACTGCGGAGACCCGTTACCACCTTAAAAAAATAATACCTTAGTAGAGAGAGATTATTATGGCTGTAAATACTTTAATTCAAATCAGGAGAGGTACTTCTTCTGAATGGTTTAACGCAACAGAAGAGCTGGGCCAAGGAATTTTATATAGAGGAGAATGGGGATACGAAACAGATACTGGAAGATATAAGATTGGTGACGGGTCTACAGCATGGAATTCTTTAGGGTACGCAGCTGTTTTACCGACTGATTTTACTGGGACTGATGGTATAGGATTAACTACTGGTATTAATGGTAGTGGTTTAACGATTGGTGTGACGGGAATTCAATCTACTCAAGTTAATGATTTTACAACAGCTGTACAGACTATAGTAGATGCCGATAGTATTGATACCGAACAAGTTCAAGACATTATTGGCGAGAGCGGAGTTACTGCTGGTTACGGTATATTAAAAGACTATAACGATACTTCTGGACTTACATACATTAGTATCACAGGAACTCCAACCAATATTAGCGCAGTTTCTGGCTTAACAACTGTTAGATTTTTTTCTGACACAACCGTAGACGGAGAAACAGTTAGAAACTATACTTATACTGTAGCTCCTGTTGATACCTTATTAGATCTTTCACAAAATCTTACATCCACCGCTTCAGAACTTAATGTACTAGATGGAGTTTCTCCTGGAACTGTTAGTGCTGGAGATGCGGTAGTAGTAGATGGAAGCAAGAATATTACTGGTTTTAATAATATTAATGCTGCTAATGTTGTAACAGCTTCTGGAGGATTTGTTGGAGATTTAACAGGCAATGCCGATACAGCTAGCCAAGTCAAAACTGTCACAACAGATACAGGAACACACTATCTAGCTTTTGTTGATAGTGACAATGTTTCTCTTACCGATGAAACAGTAAGAACAGATGGGGATTTGTCGTACAACGCTGCTACTAATTTACTTTCTGTAGGACAGATCTCGACCACCGGGGCTGTGCAAATAGGTGGAGACCTTACTGTTGCTGGAACAACAACCACAGTTAATTCTACTGTTGTTGAAATTGGTGACAATATCATCAGGGTTAATACAAGTGGTTTGTCTACTGGTGGTATAGAAGTACAAGATGGATCAACTAGTAACTATAAGCAATTAATATGGAATAATGCTAATAGTAGATGGGAATTTGCTGGATCAGAAGATGTATATACTGGTGGAGACATTACAGCTAACACGCTTGTTTCTACAGTTGCAGGAGGGACTCCTCCTCTTTCGGTTACTTCTAATACTTTGGTGAATAATTTAAATGCCGACCTCTTAGATGGTCAACACGGATCTTACTATAGAAGCTGGAATAATGCTACAGATAAGCCAGATCCTACTATTACAGTTGCTTTAACAGGAGATGTTTCTGCTAGTGGTTCTTATACTTGGACAGACTTAAGTGGCAACGTTTCTCTTGTCTTAGGTTCTACTGTTCTTAATAATAGTGTTATTCTAGGTGACGATACAACAGGAGATTATGTAGAAAGCTTAAACGTTAGTGGTACTGGACTAAGTATTGATGTAACTAGTGGCGAAGGTCAAACTCCAACAATCACTAGCAATGCTACTCCAGCCAATACTAATAATACTTTAGTTGCTAGAGATTCTAGCGGTGGATTTAGTGCTGGTTTAGTAGTTGCTACAGGATTTTCTGGAAACGGTAGTCAGATTACTGATATTAATGCTAGTAATATCGCTACTGGAACATTAAATTCAGCGAGACTACCTTCTGTTAGTCAGACTAATACTACAACAGGCCCAACGGCTAATTTTGTAAGTAGTGTGAGTGTTGACAGTTATGGAAGAGTAACTGGGCTTAATACAACAACCCACACATTAGCTACCACAACTGTTAAAGGCATAGCTAGCTTTAATACTAATGATTTTTCAGTTACAACTGGTGCTGTTTCTATTAAAACTAGTGGTGTTAGCAATAACCAACTAGTTAATGATAGTGTTACTTTTGGCACTACTGAAGTTGAATTAGGGTCGAGTAGCAATAGAATAGACGGATTAGTTGCAATTAGTGGAGCTAGTGCGGCAGCTCCAACAGTCCTATCATATTGCTTAATTGACGGTGGTTCGCCATAATAAGGAGGCCACCATATGACCGTAAAAGGTGGTCCAAAGATTGTATCAGATGGATTAGTATTTAATCTAGATGCTGCTGGTGCTGTGAGTGATAAGGGATATGATCCTGAAGGATTAACGATTGAATATCTCATTGTTGCTGGTGGTGGTGGTGGTAGCGGTTGGGGTGATGGTGTTGGGGGAGGTGCTGGTGGATTTCTTTTAGACTCCACTAAGCTAACTTCTGGAACTTATACTGTTACTATTGGTGCTGGTGGTGGAAGAGGTACTAATAGTAGCGGATCAAGAGGGTCAAATGGTGGAGATAGTCAAATTGGAGATTCTTTGATCGCATATGGCGGTGGTGGTGCTGGATGTAAGAATATTCAAGATGGATTGGCTGGCGGTTCTGGTGGTGGTGGATACGGTAATAATAATGTTCCTCATGGAGTCGGTGGTTCTGGAGTGCCTGGACAGGGAAATGATGGTGGAGATGGAATTAATTATTACAGAGGTGGTGGTGGCGGTGGTGCTGGTGCTGCTGGAACTCCTGGTACTTCTGCTCCTACCAGTGGATTATCTAAAGTTCCTGGTGGAATAGGAAGAGTTGCTAAAATAGATTTTAACTGGCAATATTATGCTGGAGGTGGCGGGGTTGGCGGTTGTTGTAGCAGAGGAGATGGCTCTGGTGGATTAGGCGGCGGTGGCAGTGGAGGAGACACAAACACAGACGGTGTTGCTGGAACAGCAAATACTGGCGGTGGAGGTGGAGGTGGAGGCAGTTATTTTAACAGGGCTACATTTGGAGGAAATGGTGGTTCTGGTATAGTAATGATTCGATACAGAGGAAAACAAAAAGCTACAGGTGGAGATTCAATAGTTTATAAAAATGGATATACAATTCATACTTTTACTAGTAGCGGTAGTTTTGTTCTTAGCGAATCTCTTGATGGTTTAAGTACTAGTAAGATTGTTGGTACTTTAAATAATATGGGGAGTAGTAATTATAATAGTGGCAATAAGGGATATTTTAATTTTAACACAGATGAATACATTGACTGTAGTGCTTATGCTGATAATTTAATATTTAGTTCTCCAGCGACAATATCTTGTTGGTTTATGCCTCTTCATGACAAAAATACTGGTTCTGTCTTATTTTCTATGTCCAATGATGTCGCTGTTGGAACTACTGGTTCATATGCTTTTATTTTTAGGTATGGAAATGTAACTGGTACTATACCAGCAGAAACATTTTGTGTTCATAATTATAATGGTAGTAATTCTCAAACTCAAGCTACTTTTTATGGAATAGCAAATGGTTATGATTACCAAAACCAGTGGGTTAACGCTGTGTGTGTTGTAGAAAATAATACATGGAAAGTTTATGTAAATGGGTCATTACAAACTTTAACTAAAAGCACTTATTGGAATGGTTCTTTATTTACGTTCGGAGATCATATTGCATCAAAAGACAATGTTCGTATTGTTACTGCTGGTTCAAATATCAATATGGCTAGTTTTCAGATATATAATATTGGATTGTCAGCAGATCAAATCCTAGACAACTATAATGCTACTAAAGGGAGGTTTGGATTATAATGGGAATAGCATACGGTGGTTTTATATATGATAGCATTAGTGCTAAAACACAACTAAAAGAGAATGCCTACACTGTTATAAGAGATAGACTTACTGGTAGACCTCTTGTAAACGAGAAGGTATGGGTTGATGTCGAAACAGACCCTACTGGTGCTTGGTTTTGTGTGTTTATTGCGTATCCCAGAATTAGATCTCCATATGTAACAACTAGGTATGGTTCAACTCCACCACATCCAACTATAGATACAGATATGAATAAATTATCAGATTCAGATATTAAAGCAATATTAAACAATGGATTTAAAGAAACACGAACACAATGGTATCATACTTCAGTAGAATTTGGTTCTGTATTTGCTAATGGTAGTTTGAGTAATAGGGGCACTCAATATAATTTATTTGAAAATCCAAATTTATGGAGTAGTAATGCTACTAGTTCAGGAGCAAGGTTTAAAAGAAAATGGGGAGGAGTTGCAGATTATACAGATTGGCAAACATCTGGTAGTGATGGATGTTCAGGTGCTGTTGGAGGATGGAGTAATTATTATAAAGCATCATGTGTTCAGTCTTGGTTTGCGGGATGCGAAGGTGGACCAGCTATAAATCATAGATGTGCTGGCAGTGTTCAAGATAGAGCAGAAAAACTAATAGTATGGGCTAGATAAGGATAAAAAATGATAAAACAACTATTAATGATTAAAGATATTAACAATAACTGGTCTTATATACTTAATATTTATCTTACAGAAGGAAAATCTGTTTCTGACGAACAGGCTATAAGTATTTTACAAAATGATCTTAATATAGATATCAATTCTATTGTTATAGAGAATAACGAAATATATGCACTTCTAGATCAAGAAATACCATGTAGAAATTGTGAGGAGGAATAATGGCACACTTTGCACAAATAGACGAGAACGGTACAGTTCAACAAGTAATAGTAGTAAGCAACGATAATTGCTGTGGAGGAGAGTTTCCCTCAAGCGAAAGTTGTGGGCAAAGGTTCATCAACCAGCTTGGTTTAGCGGGAACA